TCGTTGGAGCGGGTACAATCGCTGGCGTTCCTGTTTGGAAGGCGGTTTTTATGGCAGGGGTTGCTGGCGTTGCTACTGTTGTTGAAGGATTGTCACGCGCATTCCTAGATGATGGTAAACTTACTTTAGAAGAAATCAATAATGTTTTCAACAAAGTTGATAAGAAGTCAAAAAAGGAGGAAGAAATTTAAATGAGCGTTAAATGGAATATTATTGCCCCAGTAAAAAAGCCAGCAGATCTGGAAGGTGTTGCCCCTGGTAAGTTGCCAGAGAAATTGTTGAAGCCATTGAAGGGTGGAGGCAAGTTGCACTGGAGAGCAGCCGATGCTTGGGAAGCAATGGTTGAAGCAGCAAAGGCTGATGCTGTTGAATTAAAGCCGGTGTCTGCAGGAGACACATATCGTTCATTTGAATCCCAATTGATGGCGTTTAGACAGAGATATCAGAAGGAGCCAATTCAGGGTGCTCAGACAAGAACATTTGAGGGAATTAAATGGTATAAGAAAAATCCAAAACTCGCCAGCCTTGCTGCGCCGGGTACAAGTCAGCATAATAGCGGATTGGCTGTCGATGTTCATACAGCCAGTGGTCCAAGACTAGATTGGCTGATTGATAATGTTCGTAAGTTTGGATTTAGCTGGGAAGTTGTTCCAGAGGAGCCTTGGCACTTGCGATATACAGAGGGCGATAATCCTCCGGCAGCAGTTGTTCAATATGTTACAAAGAGAGATGGTCAAGCACCTGCTGTTGCACAAGCAGCGCCAGTTGCAGCACCAAATGCAAATGCAAAGGAACAAGCAAAAGCAATGCCGATAATTACAAAAGGCAATAAAGGTCAGGCTATTAGAAAGGCACAAAGATTGCTTTCCAAGCATGGCTTCCAGTGCAAAGATGATGGCGATTTTGGTCCAAAGACTCAAGAGACTGTTAAGAGCTTTCAGTTGAGCAGAGGTATCGAAGCATCTGGCAATGTTGATTTGCTTACTTGGGAAGCATTGCTGGCTTAATCAATCTTTGCTAATATCTTATAGGAGATATTATGCCGGGAACTAGAAATATTGAGATCTATCAAGGTGATACATATGCTCACCAATTGACTCTTAAAAACAATGCTAACGCAGTTATAAATATTACATCCCGTACATATTCCGGTCAGATTAGAAAAAAAAGGTCGTCGGAGACCGCATCTGCTACCTTTAGTGCAGAGATTACTGATGGCGCAAATGGGGTGGTTGTGTTTTCTCTTACTCCGGCAATAACTGCAAATTTAAGATCTGGTGTATATGTGTATGACTTTCAAGAAGTAAATGGTGCTACTGTAACAACTCTTTTAACTGGTAATGCCACTATTACTGGAGAGGTTACACGATAATGGCTGATTTAACTACTGTTCAAGTATATCCCGCTGCAATATCTAATGTTTCTCAAGTAATACAGACTACCGTTTTAACACAAAGTAGTGGTACAATTAATTTAGCAAGTTTAAGTTTAAGTAATACAGCACCATCCGATATCGCAAGAACGGCTAGTGTTGGGTCAAGCAATGTGGCGGCTAGAGCCGACCACGTACATAGTGCAGCAGATCTGCTTATGGATGGAGGAAATTATTAATGGCTAACAAGATTAGGATTAAGCGCAGAGCGGCTGGCGGTTCAGCAGGAGCACCAGCGAGTCTTGAAAATGCAGAGTTGGCATTTAATGAACAGGATGATGTTCTTTACTATGGTGAAGGAACAGGCGGTGCTGAAGGTACAGCAACACAGGTTATTGCGATTGCTGGTCCCGGCGCATTCCTAACTCTTTCTTCAGATCAGACAATTACTGGTAATAAGACAGTTAATGGTAATACAACATTTAATGGCTTAGTTCTCGTTCCTGCTCCATCTTCAAATGGACATGCCGCTACAAAACTTTATGTTGATAATGCAGTTGCGAATGTTGCAACATCATTTACTGCTGCTGGTGATAGCGGTACTGTTACGATTTCAAGCGGTACTGATACATTAACTATTGCGGGTGGTACAGGTCTTACATCAATTGCTGCTGCGACAGATACAGTTACAATTAATCTTGACAATACAGCAGTTACTGCTGCAAGTTACGGCGCTGCTGGCTCAGTTGCAACATTTACTGTTGATGCTCAGGGTAGGTTGACTGCTGCTGCGAATTCAACAATTTCAATTACAGCATCTCAAATCAGCGATAGGGCGACAAATCTTGTCACTGGTTTGACAGGTACTGCAAATGAGATTACAGTTTCCAACTCTGGTGTCGGTGCAGTAACATTAAGTCTGCCCGCAAATGTTACAATTTCTAACAATCTTACAGTTACTGGAGACCTGACAGTTCAGGGCAACACGACAACTCTTAATACAGCAACGCTAGTTGTTGAGGATAAGAATATTGTTCTTGCTAATGTTGCTGAGCCAACAGACATAACTGCTGATGGAGCTGGTATTTCGGTTCTTGGCGATACGACAAAAACATTTAACTGGGTTGATTCAACTGATTCTTGGACATCTTCGGAACATGTCAATATCGCCAGCGGTAAAGTGTTTAAAATTAATGGTACAACTGTGTTGAGCGGAACAAACTTGGACAATGTTACTGTTGATGGCGGTACTTTCTAAAGGAGCCGTATGGCTAACATTGTAAAACTTAAAAGATCAGGCACTGCGAATGCAGTTCCAGCTGCAAATGTATTAGAGTATGGAGAGCTGGCAATTAACTATGCAGATGGCATCTTGTTTTATAAAGATTCCAGCAACACAGTTATTTCATTTGATCTGAATCCAAGTTTTAATATTAATGATGTTGGTGCTGAGTTAGCTGATCTTCAAGTTGAAGTTGCAATGCAAGCGTTTTAATGTCTAAAACCTAATTTCTGGTACAATTGAATATTATGGATGATGTCAAGATTAACACAAGTAAGACTCTTACATTGACACTTCCAAGCGACCCCACAAGCAATGTTGTCTCTGTAAGCCTTTATCATGAATTTGGTCCCCTTGTTTCAGGTCCAACAAATGCAACAAGAACAAGTGCCGGGGTGTATACAATCACTTATGGGCAGCAGGCTTCTGGTATTTATATTTTAAATAGTGCCGGAAAGCATCGTGCCGATTTTACTTATACGATTTCTGGAACATCTTATACCCAATCACAATATATTAATGTTTATACGCCCTATGCAGATATAGATACATTCTTTACTGACCACCCAGATCTTGAGACTGATTATTATGAAAAATTCGATAAGATGGAAAAGCGTGTCAGGAATATAATTAATACATTCTGTGGGCAATCATTTGATTATTATCCAAATAAGTATATTGAAATTTCAGGTTCTGGAAAAAATTTAATGCATCTTCCATATCCAATAAATACATTAAGAAAAGTTACTGCAAATACAGGAGATGAGGATCAAATAGTTATTCATGATTCTACAGATGCAACTCTTAATAATATAGAGAAATCAAAAGAGCCGCATAATTTTAATTCAAGCTATTATATTCAATTTAAAAGATCTTTTCTCGACAGTGTTCAGACAATAATTTATTCTTCAAAATTTGATGAGGGTGATGATTATAAAATTGAGGCAGATTTTGGTTGGAGATATGTTCCGGATAATGTAATTCAAGCTGCTGATTTATTATTGGAAGATATGATGAATGGAGACTCCGACTATAGAAGGCATGGTATAAAAAGTGTAGATATGGACATTCTTAAGTATGATACAAAAGATAGTTTTTATGAATCTACCGGCAACATTGATGCGGATGTTTTGCTTATGGATTATACTTTGTTTGTAATGGATTATGTGGTCTAAATGTCTTACGAAACATTTTTTCGTTTTGCACATAAATGCGATGTCTATACAAAGACAACATCTACAAATGCTGCTGGGCAAGAATATGCCTCATTTTCTAAAGCCGCTACAATAGGTTTTCAATTTCAAGCCCCAACTACGCAATCTACATCATCTAGTGATAGAAGATTGTCACCATATGTTGATAACTTTTCAAAGTATGAAGGGATAGTGCCTTCAATATATGAAGAGTATATTAGTTATGATAATAGAATAACAAATATAACTGATGCAAAAGGTAATCAAGTTGATACAGATACATATGAGATTGTTGGCATTCAACCAAAATTTGTATTTTCTGGTAAAAAACATCATATAGTTATTTCTTTAAGAAGAGTGGTGGAAGTCTAATGTTTAAG